TCAGGCGCTTCAGCAAGTCGGGCTAAGTACATGGCTCAACTTCTTTGCGAACGAATGACTGGACAACCAACAGAGTTTTTCACCACAGCCGCAATGCAACGAGGTACAGAAATTGAGCCAATCGCCAGAGCAGCCTACGAAGCAGAAAACCTTACCTCAGTCGAACAAATCGCTTGGGTCGAGCATCCGACTATTCCGATGGCGGGATGCTCACCTGATGGTTTCGTGGGAGAACACGGACTCATTGAGATCAAGTGTAAAGAGATTCACAATCACCTGGATTCGATTCTGAACGACAGGATTGACCCAGACCACCAGGCTCAGATGATGTGGCAAATGTGCGTCACGGGTCGCCAGTGGTGTGATTACGTTTGTTTCGATGATCGCGCTCCAGAGGGGTTACAACTGTTCGTCAAAAGGTTGCATCGTGACGAAGAAAAAATCAAACAAATGGAGGATGAGGTTAGGACATTCTTAAAAGACCTGGAAAGTATGATTCAAAAACTGAACGAAATTAAGGAAAAAAATGGCAAGCGTCTGTAAAGTTCATCTAGTTGGTAACGTAGGAAAAGACCCTGAAGTGCGATTCAGCGCAGCAGGTAAGCCAGTAGCCAACGCAACACTGGCAACCTCATCACGCCGCAAAGACAAGTCTGGCGAGATGGTAGAAACAACCGAATGGCATCGACTCACGTTCTTTGACAAACTCGCTGAGATTGTTGGAGAGTACGTTAAGAAAGGCTCTTTAATCTATGTGGAGGGAACAATAAAATACGAGAAATATGTCAACAAAAGTGGAGTGGAAGTTAACACCACAACGATTATCTGTAACGAGATGACAATCCTGAAGCGTCCTGAAAACAAGGAAAAGCCTGAAAAATATGAAGGCTTGCCGAAACTTGAAGATGACGAGGATTCCATACCTTTTTAAGGAGTGAAAATGAAACTTGAACTTGAAGAAAACGAAATCGTGTTTTTGATGAACGTCTTGGGAGAGCTTCCAACGAAGTCTGGGGCTTTTGTGTTGCTTCAAAAAATTGGGCAACAAAAAGCAGAACAAGACCAAAAAACAGAGTAAACTTAACTGAGGGAAAGCGGATGCTGTGTGATCCTACACCAGCGGGAAACTGCGGTTAGACGCTAACAAGTCTGGAAGCACCACATAGACGTAGCGAGTACCTCAACCTTTTAGGAGTAGCAATGAAACTTTTTGATCTTTTTAAACGAGCACGTTCCACCGATCCAGTCACCTCTTTTGAGGCTGCTGAAATCAATCCAGAAAAGCATTTCGCAATGATTGTGGAGTGTTTAAAACAGCATGGACCTCTTGGAAAGGATGGGATAGCCTCTCGCCTTGGTCTTGAGAGTTCTGCGGTTTCTAGACGCCTTCCAGAGCTTCAGAAGATGGGGCTTGTCAAACTCACAGGAAACATTGTCAAATCTTCAAAAGGTCGTAACGAGAGGGAGTGGTCAGTATGATTGAAAAAATACTTGAAGAACGTGGCGTAAGATATGGAAAATTTGAAAACCATGCAAAGATAAGCCAAGACATCAAAGCAATGATCTATAAAAATGGCAAGTTTGCACACATGGACGCTGACCAACAAGAAGCACTAGAAATGATTGCACACAAGATTGCCAGAATTTTGAATGGTGATCCCAATTATGTTGATAACTGGATTGACATTGCTGGTTATGCAAAATTAGTAGCAGATAGATTGGAGAATCAAAATGAAACGCATTGACGTATCAAAGTACTCGACCGGAAGTTTTGAATACGAAACCGATGACGGTCCTGTCGATGTTTACTATATGTTTGAGCGAGGCGATCCAGATGTGGGTTTAGCTGATGATTACGACATTTACATCTTTGATGGTGAGGATGATATAACTTTTGACTCTGACCACAATCTGTATCTCAAGATCAAAAAGTTAGTCCCAGAGAAACATCGAAAGATGATCGAGGACTTACACGATTAACTTGGCAATCATCATTGGGATTCTTGTGATAGGGCTAATCATTGCCCTGTCTGTCATTCTTTACATATTAGCCTGGCATGAAACCACAAAAGATTCACACTATTACAACTCTAAAAGAGAGGACCATTGAGGACGGAGACTGTTGGGAATGGACTGGGTATTGTGCTAACGGCACTCCATCAGTGTTTCACGCAGGAAAGATGATCGCTGTTCGCAGACTGTTTACCGAGCTTCTTGGAGGAAAATTGAGGGAAGGATACTATGTCGCCAAATGTGGGAATGGGCTTTGTGTGAATCCAGATCACACGACATACAACGATGCCAAACAGCACATGAAAAAAGGCAACAGGAAGGCTCTACAAAGCCCTACAAGGCGTTTAAAAATCCAGATATACAAGAGAGCCACAAACGCCAAACTAACGCAGGAAATGGCTGACGAAATCCGTTCCTCAGAAGGTCCTTCAAGGGTGATCGCTGCGAAATATGGAGTGAATAGGTCGGTAGTGTGTAGAATCAGGACAGGAAAAGCCTGGGTCAATCTACAAAATCCGTTTGCAGGACTAATGTGAAAATCGCTTATTCAACACTTCACCCGATGCCTTCTCAAGTCCAGATCAAAGAGAAGCAAATCAACCGTGAACAAATAGTTCAAAACAAGGTTGCTGAAGTGTTGGATAAGCAAACACAGACTGAGGAATACAAGTATTGGAAAAGCCTGGGTTCTAGGATTGACGTTTACGCCTGAAGCACATCGTGCGCTTCGTTGATGTGTTTGATCCTGTCAGCCAGTCCAATCGTGCCTCCGTTGATCTTTTTGGTTAGACCAATCCAGTCCTGGACTTCTGCCAACTCGTTACATTTGTGAGTATGCCAAAACCAACCGCCGGTCAGTGCAGCATACTTAGGCGTTCCGACAAGATCGGGGTCCATAACAAAATCGACTCCCAGAGCTTGTGAAGCGTGGAAGTAGTTAGCATGGCCTGTAAGCTGAATGCACCCGCGACCACGAAAACGATACCCATCACCAGAGGCTTCGTCACGGTTTCCCATGCGGTTTGAGTAAACCATGTTAGCGATCTTCTTAGGGTTCTTTTCGTAAGCATTTGCAATTTCTTGGGTAGGGAAGCGTCTGGGCCATAACTTCATTAAAGTTGCCGCACGATAGTTTAGATTTTCCTCAAGGACTCGGAAGTTCCCACATTCATGCGAGCATTGACCGATAAATCCTGCTTGTTGTCGGGCAGAGAGAATCCCAAAACGCTGAAATGTCTCATTCAAAGGATCAACCCATTCAGGACCGATTTTGAGTCTTTGTAGTTGATTAGCGTTGACCATTGATTGACTCCATAACCTTTGTATAAGCGTCCACACACGCATTTAGCTGCGCGGTATTCCTATCCCCTTGTGCGACTATTTCTGCGATGGCTGCGAGGGTTGCTCGGTCGGCATCAGAAGTTTCGTTAGTCTGTCGGTCAGGTTCACTTCTTGTTTCTGTATCCCTGGCGGGAGGGGCGGGACTTTGGGGGGTTGATACACAACTTGGGGTCTGGAGCCGCACCCTGCCAGCACGAATAGCAGCGTCAAGAGCAGTTTGTTTTTTAGTGACAACATTGTTTGCCTCCTGTAAAGCGTTAGAAGTCTCCGCAAGTTTCTGAGTCATTTCCTGTTCAGTTTTTCTTGCTTCGTTGTTTTTCCTGGCGATCTCTACTTGCATCTCCTGATCGCGCTGTGTCCAACCTTTGTGGTGTCCATAGCCATAAAACGCCCCCAGAGCGATTAAAACCGCTAGGATGAGCCAAGGGTTAGGTTTCATGCTTCAGACCTCGCAGCGGCTCTTTCTACGGCGATTTCCTCTTTGGCAGGATCAACGTAATCAGGGGGAGTCGTGGGAGGTGGAGGGGGGCGCCATTCTTCGTCTAGCGCGGGATTCGTGATTCCCATCCAGTTGAAGTTAGGCAATGAAGAACTTACCGCGGGAGTTACCGCTGGAGCTACCGCGGTAGTTACCGCGGGAGGAGGCGTCTGGTTAGAGTGCAGTTTGTCACTGACCGCCTGGACGCCTTTTCTGGTCATCACGCCACCGATACCACCCACAATGAGCAGAACAATGTCGTTCAGCATCTTCGTATAGGCTTGGTCGATAGGAGCCATGCTCTTGATCGGTTGGGTAACGAACGTCACCGAGTAAAGCATAAACCCCACAATGCCTGCGAGGATCACAGTGACAATGATGACAACGATAGCCCAAACTCGGACCTCGATTTCTTCACTTGTCAGAAGGCGGTTGAGTTTGTTGTTGTACAACTTGCTTCTCCAGGATAGGGGCTACAAGATAGTCTGAGCACTGTTGAGTAAACAGACACTTAGGACGTTGACATTCTGCGTCTTGAAAGTGGTTTGGGTCTTGGCACTTGTATCTGTACCTATCTGAACAACCAGTCAGCAAAAGAAGAATAAGCAACCATCTCATTTTTCGCAACCTTGCTCAAACTGTTTTCTCAACTCAACAACCCGTCTGTCCATCTTCTTTGCTCTGGCTTCTTCTGTTTTGTAGTCCATGAACAGAAACCCTCCAAAGGTCAAACAGAAAACCAGGATAAGCATAAGAATCACGTTGCCCACCATAGAGAGAACGAGTTTTCTCTGTGTCGAGCGATTGCCCACAGGAGGAGGATTAGATACAGCCATATTACCGTTACGGACACCAGCCATGCTCCGATTCCCCAGTAAAACTCGCGTTCTTTCTTTTGTTCGGCAGCCTCTTGCTGTCTTTCTATCCTTAGTTTCTCCCAGGCTCTCTTTTGTTCCTGACCGATCTGCGCTCTCATCACTTCAAACCTTGACCACAAGTCTTTGAGTTCAGGTGGAGATTGATAAATCATGATCTCGCGCATTTCAGTCTCCATCATTTGTAATCGAGAGCGAATCAAAACTCTTTGAAGTGCTCTCTTGCTGACAGAATCCTCTCCTTCGTAGACCTGATGAGCTTGTTTTTCTTCTTCGTAAAACAGTTGCTCGATCTTGTCAAAGGCATCAAAGAAATCCCCAAGCTGATTTCCAATCCGAGAGATCACATCGTTTGGGTCGGTTGTAGCCGCTTCCTTAAACTCTGCTTTCTTCTCCGCAATCTTTTCAGCTTGGGCTTTGGATACCTTCTTTCCGGCGAATTGTTTATCAATGTCCTTGAGAACAGCAGAAACATCTCCTGCTGCGCTCTTTATGTCTTTGTAGAGTTGACACCCTTTCTTGACAGCAGACACCGCGCCGGATGCCATTGCTAACAATGAAATTGGGTCTAGCACTCATTTATACCTTGTGAACAATAGACGCCCAGATAACGCCAGCCATGCCGCAAAGCATCACGCCTGCGACCTTAATCATGATGTTCTCAATACGCTTCAAACGAGCATTGATTTGTTCGTAACGATGCGTACAGACTTGCTCATGCGTGTCTAAACGAGCTTCCACGTTACTTACCACGGCACACCTTGAGCAGTGACAGGATTCTTCTGAGCATCAATCTTGGCTTGCACAGCAGCCTCAGTTGCGGCTTTGTCAACAGTCTCCCAAATCCATCCTAAGACAACATCTTGAGTCAGGCTCTCATAAGGAGTTGCAGGCTCACCAGTCCACGATGCAGTGGAATAAACAGAGTCTGAAAACTCTCCGTCAGTTCCCACGCACTGCCAGTGGGCAACTTGGACGAATCCAGTTGCTATGTCTCGTTGCATTGGGTTAACAGTCCAAACAAATGTAGTCATGGTTTTTCCTTTTAAACTTTAGCAAAATTGCCGTGATACAAAGACCTAGCTTCAGCAGATACAAGACCAGCAAGTTCCAAATCTTTGAAGTAACCTATTGCATGAGATTTTCCATTTTTCATTAAACGAACTACCCATGCTTTGCTTTTCTTATGCCAAGAAACACCAGGATAACCAGATGTGTTGCTTGAAAGAGCACCACGATTACACTGGTTCTCACTTCGTGTAGCAGGACGAAGATTCTCTATCCGATTGTCTGACCTATCTCCATTGATATGGTCAATTTCAGCAGGCATATATCCATGATGAAGCATAAAAATCAAACGATGTGCTTTTTGAACCTTACTGTTCCAAGTGATATGACGATAGCCAGTTTGATGAATTGAGCCAGCAGGCTTGTTTAGCAAATACTGTTTGTTTGGGTGTGTTACACCTTTCCAGTACAAGCATCCGTCACGATACTCAAAACAGTCTGAAATCATTTGTTGTGTAATCATGCTGCTGCCAATGTAGTAACAGTGCCAGAAGAACCACGATACTTTAACGCACCAGATTCAACATATAAAGTACCGCCTGCAATGTTTCCTGTTGGAGCTGTGCCGTTGTAAATCACAATGGCTTTTGCTGCGCTTGTTGGGTCAGATGTGCCGCCAAGCAACAGGTTTCCAACAGCCGATAAGGTTAACGCTTGGGTGAACGTGATAGCGTTACCTGCTGTGCCGGAGGCTGCGATGTACCACTTGTGCAAACCATCTTGTTGTTGATATTGCGTTGCGTACCCCGTACCGCCGTATTTGTATCCGCTGTTGTAGTAGGTGTTGGCACTTAGAGTTGCTTCGGCAACACCGTATCCATGCAAACTCGCGCCGTTACCTACTTGAAAAGCAGTGATTGCTGACCAAGAATCTGGAGTAACTCCTAATCCTAGGTTGCCGGAGGTGTCCAAAATTGCGTTTTGGCTACCATTTGAATAAAAACGCAAAGCTCCGCCAGCAGAAGCGTACAGCGTAATATCATCACTGGTTCCGCTTGTGACCCATGATTGAGTACCAATAAAACCCTTAGATGTTCCACCTCTGCGGAATGCAATACCTGAACCATAATTGCTATCGGAACCGCCGTTTAATGCAATAGTTCCGTTTGCTGTTGTTCCACCAGCACCAGCAGTTAAGTTGTACCCTGAAGCAAGACTGCTAGTACCAATACCTAGCCCTGTGCTGGTGAGGCGCATTTGCTCGCCACCAGAGCCGTACCAAATCTGAGCACCGTTGTCGTTGCGGTAGGTGATGTCTGTTGCAGTTGTGTAGATGTATTGTTTAGCTACATCACCAGACTTAAATGCAATCTGACTGCCAGTTGAACCGTTAATGGTCAGCGTTGAATAATTGCCGCTGTTAATAAGCGATGCCGTTCCAAGTCCTAAGTTCGTCCCATCAAACACCAGAGCAGAACCACTTGTAGCAACTTTAGAAGCGTTAAGGTACAACACTCCATTAGCTGTACCACCGGAGAGCGTAACGCTAGAAGATGCAGATAGAGTCGTAAACGCGCCAGTCGAAGCCGTGGTAGCACCGATAGACATATTGTTAATCGTGCCAGTTCCCGTAGACGTCAAAGCCAACGTGGGCGTGTTGCTGGCGGTCAGCGTAATCAAGTTCGTGTAAGCCGTTCCATCAACGTCATAGGCCGCAAGAGCCAGAGTATTCGTTGCTGTCTTTGCAGTCTTCATGGTTGTTCCGTTAACGAACGAAGCGTTAAGCGTCACCGTGTCGGTATCAGCATCACCAAGGGTTGAGTTTCCATTGGCGACCAGAGCACCAGTCAGAGTCGTTGCACCTGTAACAGCAAAAGTACCAGCAACAGCCGTGTTACCAGAAGAAGCAGCGACAGTGAATTTATCGGTGTTAACCGCAAAATTACCAGTAGCGCCCAATGTTCCTGCAACAGATGTGTTTCCAGATGCGGCAGTAACAGAGAATTTATCTGTGTTGACAGCAAAGTTTCCGGTAGATGCAAGAGTCCCTGCGACTGCGGTATTTCCAGATGATGCGGTAACTGTGAACTTATCAGTATTGATAGCGAAGTCACCAGTAGCACCCAGAGTACCCGCAACTGCCGTGTTACCAGTTGCAGACGCCACCGTGAATTTATTAGTAGCAACAGAGAAGTCCCCTCCAGAGTTCACCGAGTCACCAGCACCTCCAGTTTGGAATTCTTTTAACTGACGCATCAATTCGCGAATGGCATCGTTGATACCACTGGGACTGCATCCTTCAGCGATGTTGATTGAGTTAATGTCAGTATTGTTTCCAGCGGTAGTGCTGAACTCTGAAATCTTTGTCTTTGCCATGTTTATTCCTTTACTGGATTCCCATTAGGTTTCTTTGTTGCTGATCCAAATCTTCCAAAGAAAGAAGACCGCGAATAGATGTTGCAGGAACAGCCCTCATTACACCACCCGTAATTTCTGGAGTTTGACCCATTCTCATAATGTTAGCCAAATCTTCAACAGTGTTACGGCGCATATTGGTTGCCGCTACTCGCGATCCAGCAGCACCAGCGGCTAAAGGAATTCCAACAGCAGGAGCCATTACCGTAGCACCTCCGGTGAACAATCCGCTTACAGGACCAGTTGGTGCAAATCTACCAAAGAATTTCAGCAAGTTTTGAAGCGTTCCACCTTCTGCTGCTTTTGTGATTGCTGCTTGTTCTTCTTTTGTAAACAAACGCATCTTTTTGTCGTTCTTTGCAAGTTGCCTGAGTTGTTTAGCCAGTGAGTTTTCTTCACCCGACTGAGTGAATTTGCTTCTATCTAGCTTTGCTTCCTCAAGCATATCCTCAAAGACTTCAGCTTTTTTCATGCGAGAGTAAGCATCCCTTGCTTCTTCCCATGTTTTACCTGCTGCTTTAACGTCACCTGCGGCAATATCTGACTTTGGAACATTTAACAGATAATTGTCGTAATCATCCAACAGGATTGAGGCGAGTCTACGTTCTTCAGGGTCAACACTTTTTTGACCTGCTTTAATCATCTTCCTAAGAGCTTGGAGTTCAGTCCAGTCTTTTGGTTGTGCAGTAGATGTAAGTTCCTCAATCGCTCCAGTTATCTTTGGATAACCAGTTGGCGTGTATCCTTCTTTTCGCAGACCTTTTGCAATGTTGGTCATTGAATTGGCAAACTCATCATTTTTCAATTCAATACCAGATTGCTCAAGCATTGCGTATCGATCTGAGGCAATCCGATCAAGCGCTTGCGTTGTCAATGCTTGTTCTTTTTGCGGTCGCTTAATAGAACCAGCCGCTCCAGTTGCTAACGTTGTCGCAGCACCTGCTAACGGGTTTCCTGTTGCCTCGGTTACGGTTTGACCAGCCATTGTCGCCGTAGGACTAACAACAGCCTGAGTACCAGGAGCAACAGCCATTTGACGAGAAACGGCGCCAGCAACGGTAGGCGTTAGTTCAGTACCGCGCCTAATGAATTCTGGAATCGTTCGAGCAACACTTGTCAATGACTCAAGACCACTAGAAACAACTTTTTCGGTAGGAGTTTGAGTTTCAGGCGCAGCAGGAACTCCCGCTTTTGTCATCAGGTTTTGAACAGCTTGCGATGCAGGCATCAATCGCTTATCCGTAAACGGAGATGCGATCATGTTAATCAATGAATTCAACGCATCAGCAGCAGGCAAAGCCATTGATCCAACAACAGCACCCATAGGACCGCCAAGAGAGCCTATTTGAGCGCCAGCCATGGTAGGAGCGATTGCTCGCGTTGCAAGCCCCAAGCCTCGTTTTAAAGCCTCTTGTGAGCCTTCTTGATTGGCTTGAGACAAAGCATATTTATAAGCCTCTTGATCGGTCAAATCTTTATCAGATTCAACCTCATAAGAGCCTTTGCCTGGGATAACAACGTCATAGATAGGCATGATTAACGCTTTCTAACAATCACCCCAGAAGGAATGACTGTTGACTGTTCCGTTGGCATTTCAAAAGATTGTGGAATCTTTGTCGGAATATTTGAAGCTGCCCGACCAGAAGCAATCTCAGCAGACTTGAGCAAGTTTTCAAGACGTTGCTGTTTTGTTTTGACGTTCGCTTCTGAATCGCCAAGTTGCGGAAAGTAAGACTTCCGATAGCTATCAAGTTGTTCTCTTGTGTAAGCAGCGCCAGTTCCGAGAGTAAGCGCGGCATCAAGAATGTCAAGCTGTGCAGATTCAACAATTTGACGTTTTTCAGGCGTAAGTCTGTTTGCCAAGAAGTCTGATCGAGTAAAGAACTTTGCAGCCTCTGCTGTTGTGTTTGGCATTGATGCTGTTGGGTCTTGACCAATCGCTTGGTTCATTTGAGCAACACCAAAGTTCAAGCGATTAGCCAAAACAGCGGCTTTACGCTCCTCTCCAGTTGGCATATTGATTGTTGTTGAAGGACGTTTACCCTCTTGCAACTTCAGATATGCTTTTTGTTCATCAGGACTTAGTTTTTGGAAGTCTTGGAACTCTTTAACAGAACCAGCAGTTGCATCCGGTGCAGTGTAAAGAACCTGCATCGTGTCTTTATCAAGGACAACGTTTCCAACAGTTACAGTATCACGCTTCTTTGATCCAGCAACAGAAGTCGGTTTACCGCCAAGAGCAGGAATTTCAAACAGTTGACCACCAACCTCTTTGTACTCAGGACGCAGAGATTTTTCAACGGCTAACTGTTCGCTGAGAGCTTTCATTCCACCAGGACCCAAAGCCCTCAACGCAGGAAGCACAGACTGCAAATCTAATCCAGCAGGACGCACACTAGCATCCGGCATCAAATTGCCTTCCTCATCCCTCAGAACATTCCAAGGAGTTTCGCCAATCATTCCCTGCTCAGGACGATAACTTCCTTGAATTATTCGCTGTGCCTGGGCTTGTTGCTGGCGCATTGCTTGGTCTTCAAGACGTTTTTGCATCATGTCTTGAACTTGGAATTGCGTCAGACGATCCTTAAGAGATTCGTTCATGGCTTGTTTATAAGCCTGCTGACCCATCTGAAGACCCTGCGCGATAGCCAGTGCACCACC